AATGGTTTAAAAAAATCATATAATTTCTTTGAAAATGCATCCATAGCACTTAATTTTGATAAATCAATATTTGGAGACATTCCACCTCCAGAACCGCCTCCAGAATCTCCACCAGTATTATTCTGACCACCTATATTATTTATTTCACTATGCACTCCTGCTAATGTTTTTGACATTTCTTTAGCAGATTTAGCCGTTTTTTTAGCACTTCCACCAATTGAATTAAATGCTTTTGCTCCTGCTTTTGCAAATATATTCATTCCTGTTAACGCAAAAACTACTGTTTGAACTGCTTTTAATAATTGATAAAATAAATTAGTAATAAATTGAATTACTGGTGCTAAAGCTGAACCTAATGCATTTCTCATATATTCTATATTCGCATTTAATTGTTGTGCTTCTGCATTTTGTGATGAAAGCCATGATTTTCCACTTGAACTTAACAATGAATAAATACTTCTGATTGATAATAGAGCTAATGCATATCTTAAAATATGATTTATTCCTTGTTTAATGCCATTTCCACTAAAAACATTACTCATTTTCTCACGTATGCTATTTAAAGAATTTCCTATTTTATTAGATATGTCATTAAATCCTGCACTTATTGTAGCAATGGATCTTCCTATTTTTTCTCCAAAACTTATTTTTTGTGTTTTACTCTTTAAATTTTCTATATTATTTCCTAAAATAATAAATTTGCTTTCATTTTTAGATAATGAACTTTCTAATTTATCTGCCTCTGAATTTAGTGATTGAAATTCTTTATTTCCTTTAACTATACCATCTGCCCAACCTTCAGGCATTTGTTCTAGCTTAAGCCCTGTTGGCAAATTCTCTTGAATCAATCTATTTTGTAAATTATCCATTTTCGAATAATTTCCATTTAACTTAATTTTATCATTCTCAATTTGTTGTTTGACTTGATTATATTCTTTCTGTAGCTTTTTTATCTCTTTTTCTGAATTAGAATTATCTATTTTAGTACTAAATCCTCTCTGAAAATCATTTTTAAATTTATCAAAGCTTTTTTTAGCACTTTGAATTTTTTGTGTTAATACATTAAAGTTAGTCTTTGAAATATTTTGCTGAATTTTCTGCATACTATTTTTTATATTTTGTTCAAGTCCTTTAGTACTTTTTAGTGCGTCTTCCACTTTTGCCTTTATAATTATTTCTAATTCTTCTATTGTCATATTCTCACCTCCTATCTAAGACTCAATTGTCTCATTCTTTTTGTTAATTCTTCTGGTGAAATATTGCTATTTTCTTGCTTTGTTTGATTATATAATCCTTTAAAACTTTCCTGCATACTAACTATTTTAGGATTTCTTACACTCATTCCATCTGCTCTAATCAATTTATTTGCTTGTTCATCATGTACATTAATATCATCTCTTAATTCATCTAAATGTCTAATTAAATTCATTTGAAAATAATCAATTATATCACTAAAAGTACTTTCCCAAAATTCATTTGGTTTCATTCCATAATAAAAACATAAAGATTTCATTACATATACTAACTCAAAAGAATCATTTACCGCTTCAATTTCTTTTATTTTTTCATTTATGCTTGATATCCCTTGAATTGCTCTTCTGCTATATTTGTTATTGAATTCTTTACTGATTCCTTGATTAATAAGTCCATATCTACATTGTTTAATGGATTCGATGACATTTCGGCTAACTCCTCTTTTGTCATCTTTTTCTTGAAAAAACCCTCATCATTTAAAGCCTCCGCAATCTTTCCATAAATGTCTTGAAAACTTTCTTTATTCTCAATTCTTAAATCATCTAAGAAATCTAATACATCTTCTGAACTATTAAATACTTTTTGTCCTTCATCATCTTCTGATAAAACAAAAATTATTTTTGATAATACTTCAGGGTCATTTTCTGTATAACCTTTAGTGAAACCTATTTCAAAGCTTTTTTCTTTTAATAAATTCTTTAATGTTATGATTTTTTTAGTTCTAAGTACTAAATTTACTGACTTATTTTTTGTTTCTAATCTCATTTTTCACTCCTATATAAAAAAATAAAGGGGATTTATTCAATCCCCTGATAAATTATGCTGTCGGAAATCCTTCTGTTTCTACTATTTCCCCACTTCTATATAAAGTTATTTTTGCTTTAATCATATCATCTATTGATAACTCTCCAATCCCAATATAAGAAGTAGCTTCAAAAGTCCAAGTTAATGGTTTTGTAGCTGTCTTAGCTGTTGCTTCTGGTAATTGAATAAACCAAAAATTTTTCTTTCCATTTTGTGCTTTTACAGCTTGATAATTTTCTTGTGTAAATAGTATCTCGATTTCTAATGATTCCGCTTTTATTCTTCCTGGTGCCATTCTTTCATCTGGAATATCTAATGCTGAATAATTAACGCCCTCTGGTGGCTTTAAGAATTCAGGTATATTTTGAACATAGGCAACTTGTGTACGAGTTGTTTTTGTTGCTCCATAAAACAATTTTGACATTGTGCTTGTTGTTGGTGTATCTCCTCCCATATTTATTTCTCCTTTTCTATTTTATTATTTGAAATGCATTTGTTAATGCATTATATTTTGTTTCATAAGTTGTTGTTATAGAATATTTTTGTAATACTGAATCATATAAACTATTACTAATATTTGTGCGTTGTATATTCTTTTTAATTAATTCTTCTTCAATAATATCTATTAAATTCATACATTCTCTTGTTTTCTCACTCCAAACAGTTATTGAAATTTGAAAACTGCATAATAGTGGGAATCCATTATCACTTCTTATTATATTTTTTAGAGGATTATGTAGTTCTATTAAAGGAAATGTATTAACTTCTATATTTGGATAAGCTAATGTTATATTGTATTTTAAAGGCTCTAATAATTTATAAACCATATTATAAAATTCTTTTTCAGTAAATTTATTAATCACTTTGAAACCTCCTTAATTAATTTGTCTATTTTATTTCTTATTATAGTCTTGTTTTCTTCCCTTGTAAGAAATTCTGCATCAGTCATAAAATGATTAGCTTTCGCTCCATGAGCCACATAAAAATCAATATCATTGATAGTTATTATTGGATAGTTTAACGCTTTTTCTACTTTTTTTACTGGAATAAACCATTCACTTCCTCCAGTTTCTATAAAATGTTTTGTTTTTCCTACTGCTGGCAATTCTCTAAAATCACCAGTTCCGAAATGTTCAAACATTGCCCAAGGCATATTTTCTGCTGAAGTATGAACTTTGGAAATAGCCTCTATTTCAGAAATCTTAACCAATTCAACATTTATTCCGTTTGCGTTATTTCCTCTTTCTAATTTAATAGCCTTGTCTCTTATGTTTTTACTTACAGATGTAACTATATTTTTTAATAATTCAGGGACTTTATATTCAAGTTTTTTCATAGTATTCAATCTATTTTTACTTTTTATATTACAACTAAAACTCATTATTGTATTTTCTCCATTCTTAAAGTTGTGCAATTTCCTATTTTACTTTTAGTTAATACTTTATATTTAGGTTTGTCTTCCCTTTCAAGAGAAATACCATTTCCTTTTTCTATAATAGTGTTTTTATCTGTTCTGCCCTTATAAATTTCATAATCAACTTCACCCGTTGACTTTCTATCTAACTCATTGATATCTTGTTGCATATTTAGATAATCTGTACCCTTATATTTCCATTCTTTTGTCATTTCTCCATAGTCATTTTTGATAGTATATTCATATACATATACTTTTATAAAATCCCTTAAAATCATTAATACACCTTTCTTAAACCTAATGTAATAATGTCATTTTTCATTTCATTAATGGCATTATTAAAACTAGTTGTTATACTTCCTTCAGTTTTTGATGCTATTCCTTCTGCACCTCTACTCAAATATATGGCTTTTACTGCTTTAGATATTATTAAATCAAATGATTTATTTTCTTCAATTTTTTTTTGATTTGAAAATGAAGAAGCTAAAGAGATTACTTCTTTATAAATATTTTCTAAAACTTCTTCATCATCTTTACAGTTAGCTCCTAAATCTTTTTGAATTGTATACAAATTCATTTAGTGCCTCCTATTTTTTGTTTTCTTCTTTGTTTTCTTTTTTGTTTTCTTCTTTTTCAGAAGTATCATTTTTTACTTCATCTATGATTTCTAATCCTATAATCATATATCCTCCTTAAGCTTTGTGATGTAAATAGATACCAGCTACTTTATTTGCATACGCATCAACTAAGCCATACTTTCTATATTTTTGCATGTATCCATCAGATGTTTGATTTGCGTCTGGTGTTATGATATTTGATGCAATATGTTTGTTGAATTTTAATACTGCTGGTTTATGAATAATCATAAAGTTGATTTCTTTTCCATTTGTTGCTTTCTTATAGCCACCTTTTTCTTGCCCTGTAGTTTTTCCATCTTGCATATCAATTGCTGTATAAAATCTTGATTGAGGTACTTTTTTAATTAAAGCAAAGTTCAATAATAATTCTCTTGATTTTGTTGTATCTAATGCTTGAATTGCACTTAAGTTTGATGGTGTTATATATAAAAATCTATCTTCTGCTGGCACTTCATCATCATCCATTTTGTCTAATGCTACTTTAATAGCATTCATTACTGCTGTTCCATCTGCTAATGTAGCTCCTGCTGCAACTTTTGATATTCCAGCTTTACCACATAATGTTGCAAAAGTAAAAGCGTCCGCTTCAGGTGCTACTTTGGTTCTTTCAAACTCTGCTCCTAATCTGCCAAATGCTACTTCTGCTGTTTCTTCATTATCTATATAATCAACTGTAAACTTTCTACCTCTATCATAGTTGAATTTTACTGTTTCATAAGTTAATGATACATCTCCATTAGTGTATCCACTATTTCTTGAGTATTCTCCTAATCCATCCATTTCGATTTTAGGAATCTTAATTTCATTTGCATTGTCTCCTGCTTTTGCAACACTTTCATCTGTATCTAATTCTGTTGTTACTGATGCATTTTTATACACTTCATCTAAAAGTGGAATATAATTTTTTGATAATTCTATTGTATTCATTTTATTCTCCTTTATTTAAGACCCATAGCTTTTCTTAAATCTTTCAATTTATTATCATCAGTATTTGAAATATTGTTAGCACTAATTGGTGTTTTTTCTTTTAATCGATTATTTACTTCATTTTCGACTGCTTTACTAAAGTTAGTTGATAATATATCTATTTTATTATTCAACTCTTCTGCTGTTACTTTGCTAAAATCTATAAAACTCAATAATGATGTATTTACACCTTTTTCGCTAGCAATCTTTACTGCTTCTTTTTCTAAATTGTAAGCATTCATTTTTGCCATTAAGTCTGCATTTTCTTTTTTTATTTTGTTTAATTCATATTGTCTTTTTTGTTCTTCATTCATTTGTGCAAGCTTTTCCGCTTCGCTCTTTTGAGTATCTTGTTCTAGTTGCCATTTTTCCCTTTCATGTGCAACTGCAGTTTTGATAGCATTTGTAACCTTTGCATCTATAAAAGATCGAAAACTTTTGTCTGTCTTCATCAAATCGTTATAATCAATTGTTGATGTATTGTTACTTTCATTTTTTTCTACCTCTACCTTAGAGTTATCTTCATTTTTTTCTACCTCCAAGTTAGTTTTGTTTTCGTCTACTGACATTGTTTTCTCCTATCCCTTAAAGTTCTCTGCCTTTAAGTTATAAATATTTAATTGTTCTTTTAGCTCTGCAATTATTAAAAAGAGCATAAAAAAAGAACCTTAACGGCTCTTATTTTTTGTCATTTTTTCTAAATCTTTGCTGTTATATTCAGTTAAATAAGTTATTGTACTTCTGCACCAATGAAAATGATGATTTATTGGTGGTAAATTTAATCCTAAAACTAATCCAAAGCATCTTATTTTTTGATTGTTCAAAGCTTTAGCTGTTTCTCCATATATTCTATAAAATTCATTTTCCTTGTTTATATAAAATAATTGATTCTTTAATGATTGACACATTTCAGTTGATTTCTCATCTGTTATTGCTAAAAATCTTACCTGTGCTTCTTTGTCAAAATATTCAATCCCTTTTATTTTTGCTTTATTGTTCAATCCTATTAATATATTATCCATAGTCCCAGATATCGAACCATCTTTTATATTAACTTGTTGTATTAATTGCCTTTTAAAAATATTTTTAAACTCATCAGAATCAATTTTAAGCTCTTTATTATTTGATATGTCTAACAATGTTTGTTTTAATATTTCTTTTGAATTTAGGCTATATAAATTTGTTTTATATTCATAGAAATTGTATCCTAACGTTGTTTGTTCACTTAAAAGCATAAAAAAAAGAACATCTGTTATAGTGTCCAATTTATCATCTACTTTTTTACTTTTTAATACTTCTTTTTGTCCTTCAATATAATAATTATTAATATCTTCTTTTATAATTTCTTTTTCTTTATCTTCATATTTTTTAACCGCTTCTAAATAAGCTCCATAAGTTAACAACTCTAGCGTTTCTCGATATGTAACATTACTTCTATTATAGATATAACTAGCTAAATACTTACTATATCCTTTTATTATATTATTTTCTTTCCATTCAGTTATAATATTATTTATTCTTTTTTTATCACTTAAACTAACCATACTATATAAATTATTTGAATTTATATCGAAACTATCCAAATATAACTGTATTTTATTTTTTATACTATTATTTTGTTTATTATATAAAGAATATAATTCATGCATTTTTTTATCGTGAAAATTCCATAAATTCATTTATTCTATTCCTTTTTAGGTATTTCCTGGTTTATTTTTTTATTCTTTTTTAATTCTTCAACATCTTCAGTTGTAGCTTTTTCTTTTTGCTCTCCACTTTTGCCATTACTATCTTCATTTTTATTCATTAATTGCATTGTTTCCATATTCTTTATTATATTTTCTTGATTTTGTTTATCTATTTCTGCTAATTCAGACTCAGAGTCTAAATCATAAGGAATATGTTCTATAACTGTTTTATCACTTAACAATCCTCTAAGTTTCAACCAATTAGTCACAACCTCAGAATTGTTTGCTGGAATGTTTCTAGTTAAAATAATTTCAATATCTCTAAAATTAAAATCAGTTAATTTCTTTAAATTAATTCTTGCTGTTATAATCTCCCACATTCTTAATAATTCCTTTTTAAAAGAATGTCCCGCTTCTTGTAACACTTGTTCTAATGGAAAAAACTTTTTTTCTAATGCCGAACTATTATCTGCATTTGTAAATCCTTGGTCAGTTACATTAGGAACCCCTGACACCATTAATGCTAAATCTAAACATGTCTTTTTATGATTTTCACTCGCTGTATCATTTAAATTTTTAATTATCCATTCGATTCTGCCTGTTGCTTCTGGCGTATAAAATATCTTACTTTTTAATATTGCTTCATCTTCTTTTTTTCTTGCTGGATTTTCAACCATTTCTGGATTTCCATTTTCATCTAAAATAGGCATTCCTTCTTCATTTCTTTTTTCAATTAATGTATCATTTGTAGGTGTGAATCCAGTTACTTGCAACTTAGCGTCATCATTATATTGAAAAGTATTAGCGTTATTTTTGATTATTTGTTCAAACTTTTTAATCAGTTTTATAACATTTTCAAATATTCCTAATCCGTCAGAATTTTCTACAGCAAATATAGGGACATCATCCCAATTTACTTCATTTACCTCAACTGGTTGCAATTTTTTTCTATTTTTTTCTAAAACATTATCTATATATCTTCTTTTATAATTTTTAGTAATTATTTCAACATTCTTATGCTTTGTTGTCCCAGTATCTTCCTCCCAACATCTTAATAATCCAATTTTTTGTTTTGGTATATCATAATTCCAAATTGCTATTGTTTGTAATGAGCTAACTGGAGAATATACTATTTCATTATATAAATTTTCATATATTAATCCATAGCATGCTCCTGTAATCATATAATCTTTAACTAGCTCATAAAAAAAACTACCATTATCATTATATTTCGTAATATAATCAATGATAGCTTGATAATTTTCAGGTTTATTTTTATCTGTATATTCTCTTCCAAATATTTCTTTTAATATACCTTTTTGTGTTTCATTTAATACTTGTACTTTATATTGAGGTTCTTTTCCACCAAAATATCCAGTCGCAATTGTTGTTATATAATACTCTAAAGCAACAACCACATCTTCTTTATCATTTTGTCTTGTATACCTGTCATATAAATAGCTTCTATTATTTAATATTGGCATTGCTTTACTGCATAATTCATCTATTACTTTATCTATATTATCTATATCTAAATAATTCTCTTTGAACTGTAATATGTTTTTCACTATTTGCTCCTTTATAATATTTTTATCTTTCCAAATTGCATTTTTTTATAATTCATTTCACTTTCTCTACTATATCTTGTAGCGTCTATAGAATGGTTATTTATATCAGGATATTTACTAATAAAATTACCATATTTATCTTTTAAGTACTCATATAGGCTAAATTCTCGGGCTGTATTAGGGCAACGCTCATTATCTATTATTATTTCTGATAATTGTTGTAACCATCTAATTCCATAATCTATGCTATCAGGTCCCTTCTTACATGCCATAGTTCTTATTTTTCCATAACTATTAAGTTCTGATATCGATTTAGGTTCTGCACTATCTGCAATAATAAAACTATGCCCTATTTTTTTATTTACAATTTCATTCCATAAAGCACTATTACTCATACCTATACTATATATTTCATTAAATATATATAATTTTTTTCTAGTCTTATCATAATAATTTTGAGTATAACATGCTGGGTCTACTGCAAATCCAAAATCAAGTCCGTCTGATATATTATCAAATCGTTTTATTTCATCATCTGTTATCTTTCTTATATTAAGATTTGTAAATATTGCTCCACCTGTTCCTGTAGGCTTTCCTAAATATTCATTTTCGTATGCTAATTTATTTTGTTTTTTCAACTCATCCGCTTCAATAAAGAATTGTTCACCCAACCAATCTTTTGGTACTTCTAAATAAGTACTAGAATGTATTAATCTGTCTTCCCTTTTATTAATCATTTCTGCATATACCCAATGTGATATTGATTTAGGAGGATTGTATGTGTAAAACACTTTGTATTTACTGCCTCCTCTTAATAATGATTGATTTATATTTCTTATTTCTTCCATTCCAAAAAACTCCGTTACTTCTTCATACCATACATATTTACAAAAACCTTTTTCAAATTTTAATGATTTTATTTTTATATAATCTGCCTGATTATTTGAACTCCTAAATAATATTT